GGAGATGCTGGTCGATCCCGCTCATCCACCCCTGCTCTACCCGAGCGTGTTCGTCAAACAGCTTGTCGTGAGCGTCTATCTTCGCCGAAACGGTGGCGATCTCCGTCGTGATCGCAGTTTGCATCGTCTCCACTGAGGATTCGAGCTTCCCCCAGCGTCGGTCTGCAACCATATAGAGGCTTCCAAGCGACGCCATGACCGCAACCAGCGATGCGATCAACGTCAGGTGCGTCTCGATGAACGCGATCAGGTCCACGCGGGCCTCCCTACCGAGCAAGTGGAACATATAAAGCACCGTGACCCAGTATGGCAGAGATTTGATCTGCGTATGGGGCTACAGCGGTGGAAACAGTATATTCTGTAAATGTGGCTATATAGCTAGGAACCTGACCAGTGTTGTCTAGGCTCACTATAATCCCAATAACAGACCAAACCCCATCAATCTTACCAAATACGATGCCTCCCGAATCGCCCATAACTGCCTGGGCTTCGTAGGCAGTGGTATTGGGGGGAAACTCGTCAAACTGAGTATATATGTCGTCACTTAGGAGAGGATAATTGGGTGATTGGGCAATCTTGTTTGTACCCCACTGCATATACCGGGGAACACTCCCGTTATACCAACCGTGTCTCCCGTTGATATCAGGCCCATAGGCTGCCCCACGACCCTGCATATGGGAGACGAGTATCACATCAGTCCCCACAGGAGAGGGTTTTTTGGCAAATGGGACACCTGGGATTCCGGGGTCCCCAACAATGTGCCACACTGCTAGGTCTATTTGGTGACCTTCTTTCTGCCAATAGAGACTGAGATTACGCCCCATTATCGGGATACAATCCACCCCATCCCAAGGATAGCTCACCCCATGAAAGGTTACCGCAGCCCCGTGATGGCTGTGTAATATACCATTACAAGTTAGATGGCCAGCAGACATCACCCACCCATCACCGAGATATACCACAGTATAGGAATCACCTGTGAAATAGCCAACACTGTCCCACCCCGGGTCGTCGGGGGGAGCCGTGTTGTTCAGGGATGGAGAATTGGTGACCAGGGAGAAGGCAGGGTTAGCCAGCACCAAGGATAGAAGTAGTGTGGTGAGGAACTTCATCTGGCCCCCGAAACGACTACCAAGAACGCATCGCCCTCGTCACAGAGACAGGACGGGGACTGGCAGGTAGCCGGGGAATCCTCAACCTTCACCCGGACGAAATCCCCCGCGACCAAGGGCACCGGGGTGAAGGAAGGGGCGTTGAGGAGCTGTTGGGCGGCAACTGGCGACCCCGTGGGGGGATTGTCAATGGTGGTGATGGTGGTGACGGTCCCGTCGATGGTGACCTTTTGGACGGTGAACTTGCACCCGTCGTGGCCTGACAGGGCGAGGCGGTTGTGGATGACTACGTGGTCCACCGTGATGGGGAGGGTGACCATCGCGTTCACAGTGGGTTGCCCCGCATCTAGGCAAGTCAGGAGGTCAGCGATGCCCGGGCGGGACGCCGCTGCTGCCATAGTTCGTAGGCAGAGCCCGCTATCGCCGCCTTGGTCTACAAACCACGACCCCAGCTCGGTTCGGTTGAGGGCTGCCCAGACACCCGTGGCCCCATGGGCTTGGCATACCCAGAGGGTATCGGGGACGGTGTTAGTTTGTCGGTAGAAGTCCCCATCGTTGGTACAGGCGAGGATGCCGGGCTCCCCAGCATCGGTGAGGTATTTTCCAACAGAGGTTTTCATCACGACAGCAGTGGCCAAGTTATCTGTGAACGCTTGGACGGTTGACCCGATGATGCCACCAGCCCCCGGGGTGTAGACTACCTGGGCAGCCGTCTGGTTGTCATGGCAGGTCATGGTACCACAATCAATCCCAGAGCCTTCCAGGAGGCCGGTGGCACCAAACTTGACACACTGGTTGATGGGAGGGCTGCCCAGCAGTGTGGCAAGGGTGGCGTACTCAGTGCCTACTCCAGCTGAACCGGGGACAGTAAGATATAGACTCCCGCCACCCGACCCACCCATGACTAGCTTTGTAATGCCAGCCCCACTCGCCTCTTCCTTGAAGGTCACGTAGTTGTTCGTTCCAAGGGAAATACCAGAGTTATCTATGGATACAGTGGTGGACCCTCCTCTGGTTGACCACTCAGTAGAGACATCACAATAGGAGGGATTGCCACCTGCTGAGGGATTGGCACAGATCCACCCCAGCATGTTGTCGGAGTCGTAGCACTCGTCTCCCTTCGCCATCGCAGCAGAGGCGTTTAGGAGTTTACAATCTGTCGCATGGCTACGGGTACGGACAGTGTTTGTGCTGGGGACACTGACAGCGAGGTTTTCCCCGCCCAAGATGGTCTTGTTGGAGAAGGTGTCGGCGGTGCTGGGGGTGACACTACCACCCCCACCTCCGCCCCCCATCCCGGCGTTGGGAGCTGATCGGGCGGAGATGGGCAGTAGGAGGGCTATCAGTATAGCAAGAAGTAACTTTTGCATCTGCCCCCTCCCGAGTCTATTCGGGCTAGTAGGGCACACACGTTAGGAGAAGTCTTGCTCGCGTGACTCCATCTGCTGGGGTAGTGACATTTGGGGCGATGAACGGTATCCCGGTTATATCGAAGATATACCGAGTTACCGCAGCTCCCGAGGAGCCATCTCCCCCAGCCATCGGTACGTCGTTTAGGAGGCCATCCCCATCAGTGTCAACTAGCACTTTACCGCAAACATTGTCCGTCCCTAGCTTGGTGGTGGGGATGTCGATGCAAGAGTAGAGCTGTACCCGGCCGTTCCCTGCCGTACCATCTAGGTTTGGGTCGAACTGGGCGGTGACCATCTGACAGTCTCCGGCCTGGATGATTGGCCCCCATCCGGTGGAGTCTGCGTTCACAAAGTCGTAAATGGCGGAGGAGCCGGGGGTCATTGATGTTGCGACCTGGGTAGTCCCGAACTTCTTCCAGGTCACAGCGTCCGCAGGGATGGCTAGCCCCACTATGGCCACCGCCATAACCAAGAGCCACAGTCGATTAGTCATTGAGGGCTCCTTGGTTGGGTGTTATCGCGTCATAGCCAAGGCGATGTAGTCTACAGACAATCCACATGAGGAGTCTGCTGAGGCACACACAGACGTTACGCTTGGAAAAGCTGGAACAAAGTTAGTGGTGGCAACAGCAGCTTCGTAGTACTTGATTCCGTTCTGATAGAAGGAAAGAACACCAGCTGTGGCGGTCTTCAGATCGAAACGTATTCCATAACGGTTATAGCTAGATGTCGTAGCTGGCAACGCTGCGTTCACAATGACCCCGGTTCCAATCTGGAGGACCAAATTGGTGGTGAGGGTAGCATAATTGATATGGAGGCCGAGACCAGAAAATGTCGTCTCCAACGCCCCTGTGGTCTTGAGGGGAACAGCCGAAGAAAGCCCTATGAAATGGAACCCGTCTGCATTGGCACCCGGGGCGACACGGGCTCGGAACTCCATCGCAAAACTTTGGGTATTCAGGTCGGTGCTAGCAAATCCCGTGGCTGGGCGGACATAAATGCCCCTGGCGGTGTCGGTGCCAGCATTGAGAGCTATAATAGAGAGGGTAGTGGTAATGGTAACGGCCGCAGCAGTGGGAGCAGCACCTCCGGTGATGTTTGCGATGGTCCATGTGGTCGTGTTGTAGTCCGCTTCCTTGGCGAAGTCGTTGACATAGAGGGCTCGGTGGACCGGGAGTTGTACGAGTTCGATGGGATAGTTTGCAAACACGCCCGCGTTGGAGTCAGCGAGGAGGGGGCCTTTGAAATGGAGAGACATGTCCGTTCCCTTCTGTCCATCCCCCACCGTGGTGGGAGGGGGTGGTCACCCCGGAGCTACCGGGGGTCGTTTGGGAAAGTGGGGGGTGGGTAGCGAGCCCACCTCCATCGTCGTGAGGTTGGCTACGGGTTGGTCCCGAAGACACCCCGCCAGTCGTCCCACGTCACCGATGCGCGATACATCACGTCGTTGAGCATGTCCTTGGTCTGGGAGTCCTTCCCGGAGCTATACTCCACCTTGGAGCGGTTGTACCAGATCAGGCTGTGCTTGGCCTTGTTGGCCAGGAGGAACCAGCTCGTGGTGCTGGTCAGGTAGGGCACGCAGAGGATCTTCGTGCCGGTACGGCTCTTGGTCATCGTGTTGATCTGGTTGTCGCCCGTGAAGGGTTCGTACTCGCTCTCCAGGATTCGCTGAGCTTCAAACTCCAGCTCCGCCGGGACCACCAGATTCTCGATCTGGATGGGCGTGTAGCGGCCGGAGTCGTTGAGCATCTTGCGAGAGCGGGTAGTGAGGGATTCCAGCCCTGTCACCGAGAGTGCCACCGCCGGGCTCAGCATGTTGGAGAAGGTGGAGCTGGACTTCAGGAGCGGGTGGTCTGTTGCCATGAGGGCCTTCCCGTCGAAGCCTCCCGTGGTGGCGAACCCGTTGTTTAGGACGCTCCAGGCGAGGTTCTCCTGGTGGTCCCGGGTGGCGTCCGCAAGGTCCGAGGACATCCGGTCGATGATCCCGAACTGATCGTCCATCATCATCTCCATGGACACACGGAAGCCCAGGGCGAAGGTGACGTGGACGATCCGCTTCCGCGCTGACTGGGCCGGGTCATCGTAGGAGATGCCTGACCCTTCCGGCTTGGCCTTCAGGCTGCCCAGCCCACCGATCTTCACCGTGTCTTCGTATGCCTTCTGGGAGCCGACGACGTTGAAGACGTTGGGGTAGAGGAGCGGGAGCATGAGGTACTCGTTGAAGTAGGCTTTCCGAACACGCTTCTCCAGCAGTTCGGGGAGTGTTACGGTGTACGTGGCCATTGATGATCCCCTTTCGTGGAGAGGTTGTTAGAAGCCTGCGATCTGCTTGAAGACGGTGTAGACGCCCACACCCACGGTGCCGACGTTGAAGCTGAGGCCCAGTTCCCGCCCCTGGGCGTCTAGGACCTTCATAATGCGGAAGAGGGCGTTGCCCTGCCCATTGTAGAGCCCATAGATTTCCCCGGACTTGAGGATGCTACAGGTGGCTCCCAGGTTAGAGAGTGCCGGAGCCGTAGCCAGGGCTGAGCCAATCGGAACCTTGGTGATCCACAGCTGGTCCGGGCTCGACATGTAGCAGGGAATTGAGTCGTTCGCGGCGACCACCCGATCCGGGTTCAGCCCCTTCACAAAGGGATAGTTGATGGCCGTGCCAGCAAAGCCATCGACAGGCGTAGCTGCCACAAAGCCATGAACGAGGGACGGATCGGTCCCGGCCTCTGTTGCAGCACTGGAAGAAAGGACAAACGGTTCGCCCGCTACCAGAGTTGCAGCTCCAACCGGATACCACTGGACCCCAAGTGACCCACCCCCGGCCCCGAGAGCGGTGTAGGGAAGAATGTTTCCAAGTGCCATGGGATGTTACTCCTCTTGCGTGTTGTGATCGTTGCGGGCGTAGTAGAGATCCTGGGGGACTCGGCTACCTAGCCGGACCTTCAGGCTCTCGCCCTTGTCTCGGAAGCTGTCTTCTGCCCTGTTAGCGGCTGCCCTCGCTATCTGTCGCTCCTCTTCCTGGAGCTTGGCATATAGGGGGAGGGGGATTCGCATAAGAGCGACATCCCCGAAGACGTGGAGGCCGTCCGGCGTCCCCCCGTGGTTGATGGGAAGGGTCCCTCCCCACGCCTCCGGGTCCCCCGCCCGCACCAAGGTGTAGCCCTGGTTGAGACGGGAGAGGACTCGGGAGCCCCCACCACTCTTGATGTTCTCGTACATGTACCGGACACCCGTCTGGGGATTGCGGACGTTCAGGCCCTCAAATTGGCCCCGATGGTCCCCGATGATGTCCGGCTTGTTCGCGTTGGAGGGGCGAACATGGTCCCGGTCTACTCCACCGCCGATCACTGGATGGTCCCCTTTCCGCGTCCCGACTCCTTCCCCTGCTTAGAGGCGAAGTGGGCACGCCAGCTATCCTCGTCGTTCCCAAGGTCCCGCTCCTCGATCCACTCTTCCTTGGAGACCTTCTTCCCGGTGGCCCGCTCTGCGGAGGAGAGGAAGTCCAGCTCCTCCGCTGTGAGGGTGGGCTTGGAAGGGGCCACTCGGCCGTTTGGGAGGAGGGGAGGGGGGACGTCAGCACGGGTCTTCTTCACAGCCGCCTTCGCGTCCATGAGGGTATCGAAATGCTTCCCCTTGAGGGCGTCCAGGGCGAGCCGCACATGGCGGTTGGAGACGGCTTGGTTCGGGGGGAGGTTCTTCACGATGGTGTCCAGCTCCGGGCCGACCACCTTGTCGAATTGGCCCTCCCCGAACTCGGCGTCGAAGCTGACACGGTGGGAGTCCATGTTGGCCTCCACCTTGTCGTCCAGGACTGGCTGGAGAAGGGGAGCAAGCCGGTCCTTGGCGAAGGCAGCGAGCTTCGCGTCGATGAAGGCATCCGGGTTGTCAAGGAAGGAAGAGGTGCCCGTTGCACCCCCGTAGGCCCGGGTCGGGTCGTCCTGGGGGGCTGAGCGTTGGGAAGCCAGAGTCTCCACTCGTGTGGAGAGGTTCTGGAAGGCTTGGCCTACCGGCCCCAGAGCCTTGTTCACAGCGTCTGTTACGAGGGCGGACACGTCCGGGGCAGCCGGGGCGGTATCGGGGGCGTCGTCGTCAACGGGAACCATTCAGAGTCTCCTGGGTGATTTCGCGGGGTTGGTAGGGCTGGGGAGCCTGCCCGTCCCCGGAATCACCAGTTAGAATGACCATATCGGCCTTCAGGGTGCCGTCAAGCAGGTAATTGGTGAATTGGATCGCACCCTGTAGGCGGCCTAGAGCTATCGGGTCACTGTGGCTGTTCACCTGGATAAGGGCCTTGAGGAGGTGGTCCTGCCTGCCCCGGAGGGCCTGCTCCAGGAGGGACCATGCCTCCCCCTGGAAGCATGCCCGGATTAGGCGGGAGAGATCCCGGGGGGGCACCGGGGGCGACCGGCCCTCCCGGCCCCGGGGGTCCTCCCTGTCCCTGACCTCCCGCCTGGGTAAGTCGGGAGAGCTGTTCGATCTGCTGTTGGGCATGTTGCATCGCCTCTGCGAGGTTGAATTGGAACTTCTCCGGGTCATCTACCTCGGAGCTTTGGAGGATGCGTTTGAAGGAGAGGGTGGCCACCTTGGCTCCCGAGAGGGCCGCCTCTTTGAGGAGGGGGTGGGCCTGGGGATTCACCGCCACCTGGAGGAACTGGAGGATGCGGGCGAAGTGGTTCGTGGTGGCTTGGTCCACCTGCATGGCCGCCATCCGGGACGCCTCGGGGTTCATGCTCTCCGACAGGGAGGAGAGGTCCAGCTCCAGGTTGCCGTAGATGGGCATGTCCCGAGGGAAGAGCCACTGCTTTACCATGCGGGCGTCGGCTTCCCCAATGGCACGGGTGATGTGGCCATCTTCGTCGGTCTCAAACTGTTGGAAGAGGGTGGCTACGTCCATCCCGATGCGGGAGACGGCCCACCGAAGCTCCTGGATGCCCATCCGGTGGAGCATGTTGTTCTCATGGAGGAGGGCCATCGTGGAGGTAGCAGGGGAGGGATGGCCACCCATCTTCACATCCCGCCCCAGCTGCGGATCGGAGACGTTGGCCACCCGCTCCCCCACACTCGTGAGGAGCCCAATCAGAGCGAGGTCAGGCTGGATGGCCTTCCCGATGGCCGGGAACTGCACGTCCGCCCCCGCGTTCACTAGGACCATCTTGGAGGGGGAGAAGCGGGCGTTCTGGAGCTTCGGGTCGGTGGTGACGCCCATGATGGAGTTCCCGAAGGTCACAGCGTCGATGGACTGGTTCACGATAGTGGTGACACCGTGTTGGATGTGGTCCAGGAGCTTGGCCAGCCCCGGGCTGTCGCTGCTCCCCGGCCGCTTCCTGAAATGGGCACTGTAGAAGGGGTTGTCCGGGATGTAGTAGGGCTTGGCGATAGCCCGCATCACCTCTTTGGTTTCCATGTGGACGGTGGCGATGATGGGGAGGAGGGTCACCTCGTCCGGGTCCCCGGAGTTTTCCAGGTAGCGGAGGCTCTCCAGGTTTAGTCCTTTGAGGAAGGGCCAATCGACGTGGACTTCCCGGATGTCGTGGGGGAGATAGGGTTCGGGGGTGTCGCTCAGGGGAGAGCCTGCCCGGTTACGCTTCTCTAGGAAGACTTCTACGGAGGGGAGGGAGGAGTTGGCAATACTCCGGTTCCGCACCCTCTCCACGGCTTCCTCGTCCCAGTATTTTTGGGAGGCCATGGCGAGCATCTCGGGGTAGGTGAAGAAGGCTTGCTTGGAGATGACGGGGGCTTCCCAAGCGGTGTAGTTGGTGTCGTAGATGATCCGCTCCAGGGGGATGTGGTCCAGCACCGGACCCCGGGACAGGATGACCCGCTGCCGGGAAGGCTTGCTTTTGGTCCGGGAGGTGCCCTTGGTGCCCGGGGTGAAGATCACCTTCTCCCGCTGGACCCACCGGAGACCCCAGTGGGCGGAGCCCACCACGCACATCTCGTAGATGCCGTCCCGGATGGCACTTTCGAGGTGCATCTCCCGCCGGGCAACTTGGTTGAGGAAGTCCTGGACGGGGATGACGTAATCTTCAAACTCGTCGTTCTGGGTGGAGCCCACCCATATTTTTCCAGTGCCGAGGGTGGCGGAGTAGTAGCGAGCAGCGGTGGCATCAGCGGCCGTCCTGATGATGGGGACGACGATGTTGCTGGCACCTTCCCAGGGGTCGCTCCGCGTTTCCAGGAGGGGCTTGGCCTCGTACCAGCTCCACTGGACGTGGATGTTGCGGAGCCGGAGCCGCTGCTGGTTTTCAAAATCTGCCACGAGGTCGGACAGCTCATGGCCCAGCTTTTCGCGGTCGGGCTCTGAGAGGGGAAGGTTGTCACCCGGGGAGATGTCCATTTTAGGTGGTCCCCTATCCCATGTCGTGGTCGGTGTTGTGGACCATCCGTGTCCCACCCTTCTTGGGGGTCATCGGGGTCACGCCGGAGGGGTCGATGTAGCTGGGGGTCTTGGACCGTTCGTCCCGGTAGTTGTAGGGAGATTTTGAGGTCTTTTTGGAGAACTGCTCACCCCCAGGGGATCGCTTCCCCCCGCTGCGGGAGGTGTTCTTGGTGGGACGGGAACTGGGCATGGGTTACTCCTTGGTGGGCATGTGGAGTGTCGTGGGGGTGGGGGAATCTGCAAGGGTCACTACGGGACGGGGCTTCCGCAGCGGGGTGGCCCCCTGGGGGGTGGCCCCCCTGACATCGGCCACCGCCAAGGCCGGAGCCAAGGCCCGGTGATTGGGTTCAGAGAGGGGCATCGGCTCCCCCTCCGGCTCCTCCGGGGACAGGTCCACAGCTTGGCCCACCGAGGTGGGGCGTTCCCCAATCTTGGGACCCTCCAGTCGCCCCGGTGTGGCTAGCCCCAGCACCCGGTCGGCGTCGGAGTCGATGGTCACCTCGGGGAGGTTGTCCCCGGAGTTGCCGCCCCAGATAGGGGAGCCCTTGCGGAACAGGAGGAAGGCTTCTCCCCGGATGAGGAAGGGGTCCCGGTTGTTGACCTGCCGCCAGCCCCCGGCATGGAACTTGGCCACGTTTGTGGCGAGGCCAATCAGGTAGTTGTAGCCCGGGGTGTGGGCAAAGATCAGGTCGGTGAGCTTGGGGTAGTCGGAGAACTCCAAGGTGCGCTTGGTGGTGAGGTCGTCCAGCTCGTCGGTGTCGTCAAAGAGGGGTTCTGACATGGGACTCCTAGTGAGTGGTGCCCTTGGGCACGGAGAGGGTGAGGGGTTTCTCAACTTGGATGACGAGTTGGTCGTCCCGCCCCGGTTGGCCACGGAGGGGGTAGCCCGGGAGCCGCATCACCTCGTCTATCCACTGAGCTTCCGTGATGGCGAGGTTGTGGAGCTGGTCGGTGAGCTTGGTGATGCGGTCCTGGGTCTGGGGGGTGACGGTCCAAAGGATCTTGTGGGGCATTAGAAGTACCGGGTGGAGTAGGGGGTGGGGGTGAGCTTGTTCTGTACCCGACCGGCGAACTCTTCCATGCTGGTGAGGGGGCGGGAAAGGCGGTCCCGGTCGTAGCCCCAGGCGTCTAGGAGGTCCCGGGTGTTGCAGTAAGGGTACTCCAGGAGTTCCTGGCGAATGAGATCGGTGGTGGCCCGGTTGAAGTAGTAAAGGCCACGCTTCATGTCGGGGATCTTGGCCACGATGCGGGTGTCCTTGGAGCGGTTCTCCGGGCGGACGGGGAGGATACGGAGGTCCTTGATGCCCCGGATGTCGCACTCCCGGTAGATCCAGTGTCGGTAGACCTTGGAGAAGTTCACCTCCTCGGGGACGAGAGTGTCACAGGCCCAATAGCTGAGCATTTTGAAGATTCGCTCTAGGACGACGATGGGGTCTTCCCGCAGTGCCACGGTCTCTAGGATGTAACGGCGGCCCCAGGGGTCCACCCCCTCCATCACTAGGCCGTTCCGAGCTTTGTCTTCCCGGCGGCGATCCTTGGCTTCGCTGGGGGCTGGGTCCCAGAGGAGAGCTTTCTCCATCATCCAGAGCGGGACCACCCGGGGCGGGGAGTCGGTTCCCGCGTCCTCCCGACAGGTGGGGTCGTAATGGGATGGGTCGATGTGGAAGGCAAGGTCAGGTCCCTCGTCCCCGTCCAACACGCGCACATCCCCATACCGCATCCACTCCGGCTCGAAGGCTTGTTCCTTCCCGGGGCGGGGCTGGCACATCATCATGGCGGAGAAGCCGTAGGGGTCCCGGGCTTGGTGAGTGAGGAGTGTCTCAGTGGAGAGCTTCCCGGGGAAGATGGAGGAGAGCTTCCCAGTGGCGTCCGCCTCCAGGGCTTGGCGGCGGTAGAGCTTGTAGTCGTAGGTTTGGAGGATGTGGGCGTACAGGTCGTTGTAGAGCCAGGGGGTGCAGACCACGAGATCCCACCCCATCAGGGCGGGCCGCTCCAGGTAGAGGGACTTGTCGAACCACTCTATGGCCCCGGCCATGATGGGCGGGGACTTGGCCGCGTCCTCAGAGATCAGGTCGTCCTTGATTATTTTGGGCCAGTGCCCCCCGGCAGAGGCACCCCCGATGCCGAGGGCGGTGATGGAGACCTCGGGGAAGATGCGGCCCCGTTGGAAGAGCAGCTCTGTGTCGCTCCACTTCCAGGAACGGGGCATGCTGCGGGAGTCGTTCCGGGCCACTCCCGGGGGCAGGAGATCCCGGAAGACGGATTGGAAGATTTCCGAGCTGGCCACCACCTCCTTGATGGAGCGAAGCCACTTGGCAGAGTTGTCGATCTTCTCGTTGAAGATGGCCACGGGGGAGTCGGGGTCCCGGCACACCTGCCACAGGGAGTTGGCCCGGGTACACAGAGATGTTTTGAAGAACTCCCGGGGGATCTGCACCATCAGACGTGTGTAGCCCGGGGTGCCCCACTTGGAGAGGAGCTTTGAGAGGCGGCCGTGGATGGTGGGGATGAAGTCGCGGTAGTCAAAGACGAGCCAGGAGAAGACGAACAAGTCGGAGAGCATCAGGTCCCGCACTGCGGTGAGCTGGGTGTTGGACATGTCCCGGGGCCGGGCACCGGGGGAGGTGCGGAGGTCCACCAGGGTTTCCCACCCTCGGTCAGCGGGGGCTGTCGTCGTCACTGGGTAGTGTCACCCCGGGAGTGGGGGCAGAGATGGTGAGGCCGTAGTCCACGTCCTTCCCGTCCTGGAGGTGGGGATCGTCCTCTAAGCGGTAGTGGCCCTCCCCGTTTCCCTTGCCGTTGGTGGTCTTGATGGACTCGATGCCGTCTATGAGACGCATCACCACGTCGGCGGAGAGGTTGTGGTTCACGTCGAGCTGGGAGTGGGAAGTTTGGGGCCACACCCTTTCCAGAAGGTAGATGTTTGCTTCGTAGTGACGGCGGTGCTGCCGGGACTTGGCGATGGCGATCACCTCGTCCAGGGACTCGGTGGCGGCGAGCCATGTCTTGGCGACGAGCTGTTGGGCACGGAGGTCGAGGATGTCGTGGTAGTAGGCGACACGAGCCTGGACGTGGGGCTGCTTGAGGATCTCGGTGAGCTTGTTGGTGTGGATGCGGCGAGCCCGGGCCACGTCGGTGGGGAGGATGCCCGCCGCGATTTCCCGGGAGATGGCGTCCTCGGCCTCGGTTACGTCGTGCCACCCTTGGGAGTCGGCCATCCCGTCCCCGGCGTCCGGTCCCACCCCAGTCGGGAAGGGACCGTCCGGGATGGTGGTGCCGTGGAAGGGAACTTTGGCCACCCCCGGAGGGTATGCCCTCCCCCTGGGGGGTGTCAAGCGTCCCGGGGGGTGGGGCCTGGGAAGGGAACGGAACGTCCCCCCCGTTCTCACTGGGGAACTTCCAACTGCGAAGTATCCCCTTTTAGAAATTGTGACTCAGGCATGGCCAATCCTACAATCTGTGAGAGACACCACTTTCACTCCATGGGGTGCGCGTGGGGGGGTGGCCCGGGGGGGTGCCGACCCCGAGGGGGCGGCAGGCTCACGCTCCCGCACGTTCCCATGCCCTGGCATGCGCTGGCCCGTCCCCGGCCGGGGAGTGGGCGGCCCTGGCCCTGGCCCGGGAGGGTGAGCATGCACGGGGGCGGGGGTGGGCGAGGGTGGGAGGGGAGGGGGCTAGCTTGCCCGAGGGGGGACGTTCCTAGCCTACCCCTACCCTACCTAGCCCCGCCCCCCCATAGCGGGCCACCTCGAGGGTCGGGAACGTGGCGACCCCTTCCGCCAGGGCGACGGCCCCACTAGGGCGACGCGGTACGGGTCCGGGGAAACGTACCGGCCCCCCCGTTGTAGCTCTCCCCTTCCTGGCCCGGCCCATCCCGACCCGTGTCCACCAGTGGACGGGGACCGTGGGACGGTGGCCAA